ATCGCGGCGATCGCGTCGTCCTCCTCTGGCGTGATCCTAACCTGTCGCCACGACTTAACCTTCGCTTGGGAACGGGAACGGTTCTTCATAGGTCTTCACGACGATCGGGAAGTTCTCGATGCCGCAGTGCGGGAGGATGTTGTACTCGATGTGATCGATCGCAGATTGCTCGTCCAACTTGTCGTGGTCGATCAGGCACTGCTTGACCGCGTCGTAGTCGTAGATCGCGACGCAGATCGCACCGCAAGTGCGACCGACGATCGCGTCGTCGAAGGTGGACGGTGGATCGAGGAACAACGCTTCCTCATTCAGTTCGGCGACGAACGACCGCCGCGTATTGATCTTCTTCTTACGCTTAGAAGGGGACATCGTCGTCGGGAGTTTCAGTCGCGGGAGCGGAGGTCACGCCGAGTGACGCATCGAGGGCGTCGCGGAACGCTTTGTCCTTCGGGGAGATCGAACCCTTGTAGGGCTTCGGCTGGTAGTTGTCCTGCCACCACTTCAAAGAAGCCGCTGGTAACGATCCAAGAGACTTCCCCTGTTGCTTCCCGAAAGGGATCAGGACGCTCTGCCAGTTGCCGCTTACGGCGTCGGCGAGCGGAGCGACAGGCTTGCGGGCCGAGGAGTGGATCGACGGGACGGCGTGGTCGATCCCGACGGTCGTGTACGGCTGTGAGACGGAGATCTCTTCGGCGGCACGGGAGGCACCGTCGATGCTGGGAGCATCCCAGCGGAACTTGGTGCCGTTCTTCGTCTTGCCCTGATGCTTGCCGCCGTCGTGGATGATCGCCCACGCCTCAGGCAGTTCGTACAGGAAACGACCGATGCCTAGGTTCACCACGGCCCGCTTCATCGCACCGCTCGCGGCAGACTTAAACGGATCGATGTCGTCGGCCTTGTTCAGTTCGACTTCGCAGGAACCAGTGACGGTACGCTGGAACTCGCCGCCGCCCGCGATCGTGATCGCGACCGTGCAGACAGCGGAGTTGCCGATCTGCTTGAATTCCTCGCGGTGGCTCCAGCCTTCGCCGTACACCTCGTCGAGCCGCTCCATCGCGGCACGGTTGTCGATGTACGCGAGGCATCGTGCCCAGACGGAGCCGTCGGACTTTTCGCCGCAGGATTGGATACGCCACTCGATCCTGTCGGCAGGGAACGGGGCACGGAGTTTGCTGATGTTATCGCTCATTGTTGTGGGGGGAAATTTCGGTGGTCGCCGACAGGGCGGCGATGAAGATCGTGCCGATCTCTTCGCGGAGAGCCGTCAGGTGCTTGCACCTGTACTCCCACGGAGATCTGCGTTCGGCCTCGGACGCGTCACGCCAGCGGGGAAGCACCACGCACTGGAAGTGTTCGCAGGAACATTCGCCGTGCAGATCATTCGCGGCGAGATCGATCAGGTGAACCTGTCCCTTCTTCGCGGAAGGAACCGTGTACCGCGTCGGGTGATCGTAGACGGTGAACTTGGGCTTGGTCTTCATTCGATAGAAGCGTTTGCGAGCGGAAGGAATTCCGCAACAGGGATGTGGATCACTGGCTCGATATCCTGCTCGTCACCGCGTGAGTTGACCGTGCGGCCTCCGATCGTGATCTTGCGGCGGCTACAGTCGGCGGTGGAGATCCTGTAGATGAACACGCCGTCAGTCCACTTGACCAGAAGCCACGCTGGCCTGTTCGTCGCGTACTGGAATCGGCAGACGCTCAGGTACTTTTCCAACGAGGTGTAGAAGGTCGAGTACTGGAGCCGAGGGAATGTCTTCCCTCTGACCTCGACCCAGCCGAGGACGCCGCCGTTGGCGTCGCAGATCGCGTAGTCGATCTTGTAGTACTTCGGCGTCTTGCGGGCGACGACGCCCCAGACCGCTTGCAGGGCGTCGATCGCGGCTTCCTCTTCGCGGAGGTGATCGTCTCGCTCGTAGGTTGGGCGGCTCATCGGTTGTCGTGCTTGTCGAGGATCCGCTGGATGAAGTCACGCTGGCGGGCGAGAGCCACATACCAGAGCGGCTTGCGTCCAGATCGCTTGCCCGTCTTGCGGCGGTAGTTTCCGTGGTGCTTCCTCATCAGCGTAGGCGGGCGATCGCGTTGCGGGTCGCGGACGGGACGCGGGCGAGGCTGAAGCCCCGCTTCGCGAAGCCGCCGATCCCTAGGTTCCAAGCCGCGTAGACCTCGGCCTCGGTCGGCTGGCGACCCAGACGGCGGGCCAGAGACCGCTCCGTCCAGATCAGGTAGGCCGTAGCGTACTCGCGGGCGACGGCGGGGTCGTGGGCGTAGGTCGCCCAGTCGTACTGGAATTTCCCGAATTTCCTGCGGTCGGAATTGATCTGGTTCCACGCGTCTGCCCACATCTGCCAAGCCCCACGGGCACGGGTGCCGTCACCGATCGCGGCGTGGTTGAAGCGGGACTCCACGACCGCCACACGATCGACGAATTTCCCGTTTACGACCTCGGCAGAAACTTGCGAGGCCAGCAAGATCAGGAGAGCGAGAGATCGCATTTGCGGAGGAGATTTGCAACCGCCTCATTCTTGGCGGCGTTGTTCCTGTAGGTGGCAAGCAGGAGTCCAGCGGCAGACTTGGCGTCCTGCTCGTCGGTCGATTCGTGGATCAAGCCAGCACGGTCGTCTTCCTTGAGTTCGGCCCTGCGGGTCGTGATGTCCTCCTGCGAGAGGATCAATTCGACCTTACGCCAGTCAACCCAGTGCGGAGGGGTGACGACCAGATCAACGGTCGAGCCGTTGACGATGTCTCCGTCCGTCGAGGACTTGGAGACCGTGCAGTGACCGATCAGGCTGACGGTGTAGTCGAGCGTGACGCGATAGTCGCGGCGACCGCCTTTGACCGATTCGATCGTGCCTTTGAATTCCACGGGCACTCGCGTGGTTGATGCTTGGTTGGACATAGTAGTACTGGGTGAGATCTGGAGGTGTATGAATGTTGCACAAAGTGTCAAGAGGTGTTTTTTTGGTGCTTGACTTAACCCTGAAGATCTGTTCTAATGTCTTCCTTCACCCAGTACTACGCACCTATGATCTACATCAAGCCCAGCACCGTCCGTAAGTTCGTCAAGAGCCACGGCAAGCGAACCTCCAAGGCTTTCTTGGAAGCCCTCGATCGCTACATCGAGAAGAAACTCCTGACCGCTGTGACCACTCACAACGGATCCAAGAAGACCCTCGACGAATCCGTCGCCGCTTACATCTTCGGCAACCGCTAATTTCCCCCCACACGAAAATGACCACACCCAAAAGCAAGATCGTCTACGACCTAGACGCCACCAAGTACCACGCGACCGAGGGCCTGAGCAAGACCCGCCTCGCCTTCCTCCTCAAGTCGCCCGCCCACCTGAAGGCGTACGACACGACGGAGCGGGACGAGCCGAGCAAGGAGCAGATCCTCGGCACCGCGATCCACGAAGCCACGCTGGAGCCTGAGAAGTTCCTCAAGAACTGGGCTGTCGCTCCCGTCGGTATCGACCGCCGCACGACTGTCGGCAAGGCCGCGTATGCGGACTTCGTCGCCGCCAATGTCGGCAAGCAGTTGATCTCCGCTGAGGACTACCAGACCGCCGTCTCGGTCGCCGCGTCCCTGAAGAACAACCCTGCCTTCGGCGGCTCCCTCCGCGTCGGCACCCCTGAGATCAGCCTGTTCGCCGAGAGCGACAGCGGGCACCCGCTCAAGGCCCGCCTCGACCTGTTCGACGCCGAGCGGAACATCATCTGGGATATCAAGACGACCGTCGCGGCAGATCCGTTCGGCTGGCGTAAGGAGGTCTTCAAGTATTCCTACGGACTACAGGCCAGCCACTATCTGGATCTGGCTCGCCGTACTGGCCTCGGCAACAAGGACACCAAGTTCGCGTTCGCCGCTGTCGAGAAGACTGCCCCGTACGCGGTCGGCGTGTACTTCCTGACCGCCCAGACGATCACCAAGTGGGACGGCATCATCAAGGGGCTTGTGAGCCTCTGGGAGGTCGCCGATCGCACTGGCGTCTACCCGTCCTACTCGTCCGAGTTCATCGAGATCGACGCCTAATGGACAAGCCCACCAAGATCACGGTCGATCTCTCAGCACTCAAGGTGCTGGGAGGTCAGACCTTCTTCGCACTGCTCCACGGTTACCTCAAGGCGAGGGCTGTGGACAATGTCGCGAAGGTCACGAACAGGGAAGCCGCCGAGGTCTTCGGCGTCACCCCTCGCTATGTCACCTCTGCGGTCAACGCTCTTCGCCGTAGCGGCCTGATCACCGAGTACCACTACGACGGTCGCAACCGCGTCGTCCACCTCGCACCCTGATGGACAACCCTTCACTCGGCTTCGTGGGCATCTTCATTGCCCGCGATCTCTGGCTACGCGAAGACCTGACCGTCACCGAGAAGGTGCTGGCTGGCGTCATCGACGCCCTCGACAAGGGCCAAGGTTGCTGGGCCTCCAACGCCTACCTCGCGAACACGATCGGCGTCGGCGAGCGGCAGATCCGCGACTACCTAGCCCGCCTTGAGGAGGGTCAGGTGATCCGACGCTGGATCGTGGACGGCAACCGCCGCATCGCGTCGATCTACGCTGGCACCAAGAACAACAGTTCCACGGATGAAAACCGCCTACCCCCTAGGCAGGAAACTGCCACCAATAGAGTAGTAGATAAAGTAAAAGATAATAAGAATAAGAAGGCGTGTTTGTTTGAGTCCCTTGCTAAGTATCGGGTGGAGCCTACGGATGCGGTCAAGAGCCTGATCCTCTCGTACATCGAGCATCGCGTGGAGATCAAGCGTCCCCTGACTCAGCGGGCACTCGACGCGAATGTGGAGATCGTCCAGTCCGAGGCCACCAAGCACGGCATCGCGTTTGAGGTGGCTGGCAAGGAGATGATCGACGCCTCGGTACGCAACGGCTGGTACGGCCTGTTCCCAGTCCGCAAGCAGATCGGCAAGCCCGCCAAGAAACTTCTCACCGAGGAGGATCACAGCAATGGCTTCTAACGGCAACTGCAAGTACTGCGGGTGCGAGACTCGCGGCCTGTCTTTCGAGATCGGCGGCAAGCCTATCCAGTTCGACGCTCCCGATGTCTGTGCTGGCAAGGAATGCACCGCGAAGGCCGACGCCGCGTTCGCCAAGGCTGAGGCCGAGCGAAGCAAGCGTCCGTCGATTCAGGTGCCGCTCCTGTTCGCCGACACAGATGTCAGCCGCCTACCCGATCGCCTCCAGACGCTGGCTAGGTCTTGGACGCCCCTGAGCGGCAAGGGCAACCTGTTGCTCCACGGCGTGACGCGACTTGGCAAGAGCCGCACGGCTTGGGAGATCTGCAAGCGGCTCGATGCCCGTGGCGTACAGGTGAAGGTGCTGACGATGCGTGACATCGAGTTCCAGTTGCAGGAAGGTTTCCAGAAGGGCGACTGGCACCGCGTGGTGGATCGCTGGTGCAACCACCAGTTCCTGTTCATCGACGACCTCGGCAAGGAGAAGTTGACCGAGCGTTCTCAGTCCTGCCTGTTCCAGATCGTGGACGAGCGTACGGCGAACAAGCGGGCGACGATGATCACGACGAACTACGACGGCGAGACCCTGAAGGCCAAGTTCCCAGACCCTGAGACTGGTGCCGCCTTCGTCGCCCGCCTTCGCGAGTTCTACGACCGCAACGCTTAACGCGGGTCGGTAGGGATGAACGGGGTGGCCTCGCCGATCATAACTTCGGTGAAGCCACCCTTGTCCCATTCCAGTTTCATCACGCGGAGGTCGGCGATCTTCTGGTCGGCCTCGATGTACCCACAGGTCACCAGCGAGTCTAGGATCGTCTTCACGACATTGTCCGCGTCAGGCTTCGTCGTCTTCCATTCGATGTTCTTGCACGGGCGGCACTTCGGCGGCTGGTAGAACAGGGCGACGATCACGCGGAGCGGCTTGTCCTTGAACAGCGGCTCCTTAGGCTTCTTGGTCTTCAGCAAAAGGTGGAACTGGGCTTCCCATTTCTTCGCGTCGGACTTCTTCATCTTCCCGACGAACATCTTGCCTGTCTGCTTGTTCTTCAGGATCTGCAAAGCGGCTTGGTGCGTGGTCTCAGGCGGGGCGATGTCGAAGTGGTAGGTGTCCATACCGCGTCAGTAGTTGACGGCTTATGACAAGTCGAGCATCTTTAGGCTATGGAGTACGAGCCGAAGCCAGAGAAGATCCGCACCGACATCAAGTCGCGTCACAAGGGAACGAAGATCCCGAAGGAGAAACGCGAGGAGATCGAGAAGCGGCTTGAGGCTGGCGAGGGCATCGTCGCCACCGCGAAGTCCGTAGGCTCCAGCGAGCATACCGTCACCGCGATCAGGAACTCGATGAAGGATGTCAACGCGTGGAAGCAAGCACACAGGGTCAACCTGATGGCGGCGGCTCAGAAGATGGGCGAACGACTGCTTAACGAGGTGGACAATATCTCGCCGTCCCAGTTGCCGCTGGCGATCGCGATCATCACCGACAAGGCCCTCGGCCTGAACGACCAGCCGACCACGGTGACCGAGCATCGCCTGAGGATCAGCCACGAAGATCTGGACAAGATGCTTCGCGGTCAGGTGATCGACCTTCCTCCAGACTTGCCGCCTCAGTAGTTCAACGGTGGAACGCCTGTTTTGTAAACAGGATGTCGCGGGTTCAACTCCTGCCTGAGGCTCCAGTGGGTGTAGTTCAATGGATAGAACCGCCGCCTTCTAAGCGGCTGATCTGGGTTCGATTCCCAGCACCCGCACCAGCAAACAAAACTCCCTAGTCACCGAAGCAACTAGGGAGAAGGCGTTGGCCTTTTGGGTTCACCCAGCGACAACGAGCCGCCAGACACTAACCCTCAGTCGTGGAGGGCGGCTTGTCAACCTTGGGGAACAATTTGCGGAACAGGAACCACCCTATCTGGGCCGCTGTGACCACGCACAGCCCTAGGGCGACCCATATGAACTCCTTGCGGTCAAAGAGGCGTGGAAGGGCCGCTACGCCAGCCCCAGAGGCCATCAGGGCTAAGGCCCCAGCCTTGCCGATGCCAATCCAGTGTCCAAAGATCAGGGCTAAGGCCCCAGCGGCGATCAGGCCAGCCCCCAGCAGGGCTAGGATCAGATCCTGCTCCCGCTTGGCGGCGGCGTCCAATTCCATCTGCTTGGCGGCTAGGTTCCGCTCGGCCTCTACGCGGCGACGCTCGGCGTCGGCGACCACCTTGCTCCACGCGTCGTTGATCTCCTTGATCGTCTTTTCGGCATCGGCCTTGACCTTGGTCAACTTGCCGTGGTCTCCAGCCAAGGCGACGGCGTGGTCAATGTTCTTCTGGCTAGGCTTGTCGAGGTACGATCCCGCCGCCTCAAGCAGTACGCCGACCGTCTTGGCTGGTTCGCTGTCAGGCGGGGCCTTCTTGTTCTCAGCCGCCGCGACCGCGACATAGCCAGCCGCCCGCTCGATCGCGACATCCTGTTTGTCGGCGAAGTTATCGCTCGCGGCGATAGGAGCCTGAGCCACTGCTGGCTCGGTCGGCTTCTTCGTCGAACAGGCGATCAGAGCCAGCGAGAGAGCAAGGACTTGAATCTGGCGAAGATCCATTTCAGGAGTTCCTGAGTTTGATCAGTAAGCGTATTCCAGACGCCACTGCGATTAGACCGCCTACGGCTAGTGTTACTACGCATACGATTTGAAAGTTGTTGACGATGCCTTCGACCCGTTCGATCGGGATGTTGTCTCCCGCGTCAGTGATGACCGCCTTGTCCGTGATCAGGGCGACGGCTGAGTTGGCGTTGGTGATCGCCTTGAACCCAGCGACGATCGTCGAAGCACTGAGCAGTCCAGCAATGCCGACCAGAAGCAGGAACGCACTCTGGATCGCGATGATAGACTCAGCGACGCCGTTTTTTGCTGGGCTTGGGCTTTGGCTTTTCTTTGTCTTTCGCATTGTTGACCTTGGATACGATCAGTTCGACGACCTCAGGTGAGGCCATACCAGAGAATGCGAGGATCAGGGCCTTGTAGATGCCAGCGATCTCGACGCCGTGAAGAGCAAAGTAAGTGATGACCCCGATGATCCCAGCCGCGAGGATCTTGCGAACCCAGATGATCGCCTTCGACGACTGATCGGTGATCAGCATTCGGGCCAGCATCCCAGCCCCGCCTAAGAGCGAGACGATCCAGCCACCCCGCTTGAAGTCATCAGCGGCTTGGGCATAGTCTGGTGAGGTAGGACTCATTCTCGGAACTTTGTGTCGCCTTGAGTAAACTCAAAGCCACTTGTCTTAGCCCAACGGCTGTTGGACTTATTTTCCATCAAGATCGGCAGGGGAACCCTTTCCGATGCAGGAACAGACAGATTATGGAAATGGAATGCCAGAAGCGTAGCACGGATCTTTTGGTACGAGAGACGCCGTGCTTCAGGAGACGAATTGAACGCGTTCTCATATCCATCGATTGTAAGGTTGTACCAGCCATTACCAGAGTCGCCGTAACTAAGCGGGATAGGAACAATGTCGTCGTTCTTAGTTCCAGTTCTAAGCGACTCCCTGACGCTTTCGTATAGTCTGGCGACTTCGTTGTTCCCATCTTTGATCAGATCAACCGTTTGCTTCATCAAATTCTTTTCCTGATCTCCACGCATAGTATACTTAGTCTCCTTGTGATCAGGAAGGATCGAGTCTAGGTCTGGGTACAGGCTCTCTATCGTCGTTCCTGTCTTTGAGATATCTGTTCCCCTGAGGTGGCTTGTAAGGCTGTACCCTCCGTCCTGTTTGTGAGACTGGGCACCAAGGACTTCGTTAACTAGGACAGCGGAAGGACTCACAAACCTGACCGTCGAAGGTTTGGCAACACTGCTGTCCCAAACTCTTCTGGCAGAATTACTCCACTGAGACTTCTGGGTAACCATCGCTCCAGTCCTCTGGGGAGGGTTCTTGATCTGGTCGGAAAGACCTTTAACGAACGACACTCTGGCAGATACGCCCTTGGCTGTCGCGGCTTCAGCGGCTTCGGCCTGAGGCTTGCTGGCGGCGTAGTCAGCCCTGAGTTTCACATTGGACGCGGCGTTGGCTAGAATCAGGCTAGTGTCAGAATCAACACGCGTAGTTCTAGGATCCTTGATGCCCTGACGGGTGTAAGTTTTGTCACCGTTGTACCCGATCTTTTCTACCATTGTGTCTGGCCCAGCGGATCGCGGGTTGATCATAATCGCGGCCCTGATCGCTGTGTCTAGAAGCGTGTCCTTCTTCTGATTGGAGCGTAGGTCGTCTGCGGCCTTGGCAAGCGGATCGACCTTGGATCTGGCCTCTTCGACATCTCTGATGTACCCGCTATTGTACCAAGCCAGCGTACGGATCGCGGCAAGGACTTGGTTGAACATCGTCTGAGCAGAAGACCAAGCGGATCTGACCTTGCCAGCCCAACCCTTGTACTCGGCGTTCTGAGACTTCTCGTAGTGATCCAGAACCGTGTCGATGGCGTCGCCTTCAACCTTAGGAAGTCTGGCAAGCAGGGCTTGGATCTTGCTGTCGTTCAACACGCCAGCCGCGAACTCAACAAGGGTAGGCAGATGGTAGTCGTCGGAGTAAGCAGAGTCGGCAGGATCCGCAAAAGATCTGTCTCTAGGAGATCCAATGCGAAGTTTGTTCGCCGCGTCTCTTTCAGTAAACTTAACGGTGCGTCTGTTAGGATAACGACCAGAGGCTTTTGTTCTTTGAACGGCCTGAGGCTGTGTGCCCAAAGCAAGTTCAGCGGCGGTCACATCAGGATTAGACTTAATCGCGGCCTTACCGACACGCGTAGTAGCCATACTCTTGATCATCTCGGCAGGGGTGTTCTCAAACACTCTCATCCAAGCCTCGATCAGCGTATAGAACGCCGCACGACGCATAGCCACCCTAGGTTCAAGGTTGCTGGCTAGAGTCACATCTAAGTTATTCTTGTTCGCCTGACGCATCTGAGCGATCCAATCAGCGGACGGAATCGGGGCGTGGATCTGACCGTGAGTAAGGCCACCCTCCCAAGACGGAAGGCGTGTGCCGTCTTTCTTAACCTTGTTCTCTCTTAGAGTCGGGTATCCGTCACCAATGCCTAGTTCGTTGTAGTCGTCCCTGATCATCCCTTCGCGTTCTGAGCCGAACAGCGAATGGTGGATCTCTTCGATCAGTGTAGTGAGGTCTCCAGTAGTCTTGAAGTAATAGTGGTTCTCAACACGCATCTGGCTTTCAGCCGCACCAGAGGAGTGCGACCGCTGATGCGGTTCATCCATAATGACCCTAGCACCGCTTTCTTTTCTAAGACCAGAGAACGAATCAAGAAGGCCAAGCAAATCGAACATCAACTGCTCCTGCGGAGTGGCTTCGGCCCAGTTGATCCCCTTGTGGTTGACGATCTTCATCAGGTCTACCAGCGAGATAGACTTGGTTCCGACCTTACGCTCAAAGTTAGGGTCGTACACGCTGTACATACCTCCCTTGGTCTCAAAGTGCTTCCAAGCCTCAAAGATCTCTCCGAAAGAGCCGCCGCCCTTTTCAACCCACTTGGTCTCCCATTCGCCAAACGACTGGTAGTCGGAAGGCTTGTATGCTTTACCCTTCTGAAGGAACCAAGCGTCGTTCGGGCCACTGCTCTTGCCCTGCAATCCAGACATCATATCGCCGATCAGTTCGGACGCACCGTCCTTAGCGGAACCATAGTTCGAGACCTTGCCGTGGGGTTCGTGACCAAACACGGCACTCATCGCGGCCTTAACATCACCCTTGATCGCGTTAGGCAACGACTCTTCGTGGACGGAAACGAACTTCTGACCAGTCTGGCGAAGGCGTTCAACCATTTCAGTAAACACGCCAGCGTACAACTTCTGCATATCGCCAAGACCGTTCTTAGAGTCTCTGGTGTAGTTGGTGTTCTCCCAGACGGCCCTGATCTCAGCCTTGCCCATCATCTTACCTTCTCTGTTCGGATTGTTCATATCGCCCTGCATCGTCGGGAGGATAGTGAACGACATCACCGCATTGCCCTTATGTTCAAGGACGACCATAATGCTCCTATTGCCAGCACCAAACACGGTTGAAGGATTGAAAGAGAAGTGGAAGTCCTTGATTGATTCTCCAAACACATCAGCGGCTCGCTTGCTGAAGAAGCCACCCTTTACGACGGCGTTTTGATTTTCTGAGTCAGAGAACGCACGATCGACGCTTAGGAACTTTTGCTTAGGGCTATCAGCGGGAGAGTAAGCCTTCTTCTTGTCAATGTTCCAACCGCTCTCGTCGTACTCCCAGCCCTTTTGGCTGAGTTCAGGATCTTTCTCAAAGGCTTCCTTGATGACGCTTTCGATGTCGTGAGAGTCGAAGGAGTCGTAGAACATACGCTTAAACCCAGACTGACGAAGACGCTCAATTGTTTCTCTGACCATCGACACCTTGAGATCTGGGCTTCCAGCCAGTTCGTCGATGACAATAGGTCTGCTAGATCTTCTGTTTCTTAGTACGCCTTCAGAATCAGTATATTCCTCGTACCACTTGCTCTGACGCTTCTGTGCGATGCTTTCAGGGGTTTCGGCGAGGAAGGCATTGTTGACTGTGACGGACTTCTTGTCCTTAGGGGAAAGAATGGTGAACGCCATAACGGTGTTTCCAGTTTCCGAGTTCTTTGCCTTTACCCTGATGTTTCCAGCGTCATCAACCTCAAACGAGATCGCCGCGTTCTTAGGTAGGTTATGTTCCGCGTACTTGCTAAACAAAGATCCGTTGCCTTTTACGCCTTCGTCGTTGAACGCTTTGCTCTTACGGAGGAACTGAGGAACATCGTCAGCAGGGCTGAACTTATGCGTCGGATCAGTCGGCGTCCAAGAGGTCATCGTCAGGCCAAGGTCGTGTTCTCTGTTAAGACGAAGTGCCTCCTTTGCGTTGCTCATCGTCTGACCGTCGTCCATTTCAAACCTGTGCTGGTTTTCACCCCAAGTATTTACGCGAGACTTGATGACGGCACCTTCGGTGTTAACCACCTGAGACTTAAGTCCGCTAGTACCCTTAGGTAGCATACCAGTCGCGTACAGTCTGCCGCCCAACTCGGCATTGAGGGCATAACCGATGTTCTGGAAGTTCGTGATGATATCCTCGATGGCCTTAGGATTCAGATCCGCGTTCAACCTAGTCTCAAAAACACTGAGTAGGTTGGCGTCAGCCATATTAATGATGAACTGCTGAACGGCTTCGCGTACATCTTCTGGCTTAACACCCTTATCGAACGAAACCCTCTGCATAACGATATCCTGAGCAGTCTGCGTAAGGATGTCCTCAAGAAGGTTGGTCGTGTTGTAGGGCTTCTTTAACTGCTTGCGGTCTTCGATGGCGATCTGAAGTTCCTCGCTGATGTTAGTCCAAAGCCCCGTCTTCTTAAGAACCTGAAGCGAGTTGTACCAAGGCGTCATAGCCCCGTTGAGGACTCTGGCACTTCCGATGTTTCCTTCGTCTCCAGTGGCGTGTGTCGGCTGTGAGCCAAGGGGTTTCTTTCCGACAAATGTGGAGTTGGGATCCGTCGCCACCTTGGAGACATCCCAAGACTGGAAACCAATTCTGATCGGGAAGTTCCCGTTCTTTGTGACGATCACCAACGATGTTCTGCCAGCATTGAACTGGTAATCAGGAGTGGTGTTGTCGTTGACATTATCGATTCTGAACTGGACTTCCCACTTCTGGTCTAGGCCAAGGCGAGCCATCAACGCGTTAAGTCTGGCGTGAACCTTTTCCGCTCTGTGCGAATAGAAGTCCGTGATGGGGCCAGACTGATTGGTAAAGACATCCCTGAACTGCTTGCTGTTGTACGGGTGCTTCTGAACCTCAGGAGCGTCGTCAGGCTTGTATTTGAAAATGTTGGACTCCTTGTCGTATCTGCCAGCGTTCGGATTGTTGGCTTCTCCCGCCTCGGTAAAGCCAAGGATCGTGGCCTCGTTGATCGTGAACTTCTCTCCGTTGACCTCGATCGAACGCTCGCCAGCCGCCGCACCAAGGTCTCCAGTGATTCTCTGCTTGGTCGCGATCTTGGCGTTCTCAAGGCCAGTGACGATCGTCGGATGACGGTCGTAGGCACCTCTGATCTCGTAGGTGTTGGTAAGGGTTCCGTCGGCGGCTCTACGCTGGGTGACGGTAAAGTCCTTGTTGCCCCAAACGATGCCGCCGTCCGACTTGATCATCGGAACCGTGAACGCCTTCTTGATCCACGCGTCAGCCGCGTCAGGCGTGAGTTTGATGTTGCCGCTTACGCGGGCCGCTGTCTGCCCTTGTTCATAAGCATCCAGAGACGGATCGACTCTTGATCCAGCCTCTCGATCTGCCGAAGTCGCGGCCCAAGTTGTCCGATTATCCTTGAGGACGGTAGATTCGCTGGGGAATAGTTCGCCTGTTCGGACGAATTCGTCGGCGAGGGCGGCCTCTCTTTCGAGACCGACCCTGTATCTGTGGAGTCTGTCCGCGAGAGATACCTCTCGACCAATTTCGGCGGGGTTGAAGGAATCATAGGATCCCTTGGGGACTGTCTCGGTGCTGACGAAGTATTCTCTGGGCTGTAGTCGGATTCCATTGTGTTCGGTGATTGAAAGTGATGCGTCTTTGACGGCCTGTCTCCAGTTCTCCATATACCATCTGGCGTCCGCTTCGGTCAGGAGGTTACGCTTGCCAGTCTTGATCTCCGCGATCGGATTGTCAGTCGCGAACCTAGCGGTCATCTCAGGGTTGGCCTCAGATCTGACGCCGATGAACTTGGTAAGACTGTTGACCTCGTTGGTCAGTTTCTGGAACTCGGCTTCCTTGCCCTTGACGGGGACGCCACGCTCGGCGGTCACCTCAGCAAGACGCTTGGTGATCTCGGTGAGTCTGGGGTTGGCACCGTTTCTGGGATCAGGAACAAGCGTGAAGCCAGAGATCCAATCCTTGCCAGCGGCCTTGAGCCTGTTGGCGATATCAAGAGCGGTAGCCAGATCGACGGGCTTGTCCTTAGCGAACAGCACTTCCATAGCAGGACGGGCGTTCGGGTGGTTCTCGCCGACGACCTCGCCGACCATCACATCGGACTGGTTGTAGTTCTTGGCGACGCCGATCATATGTTCCAGAAGCAAGGACATCTGGTTTAGCATAGACGGGTTGCTTACCTCTTGCTGGTAAGCGGCGTTCTTCTCGGTTCTGCCAGACTTCGCAGTGGCGAGGGCGGCTTCGGCTTTCCTGATCGCTTTGTCGATTTTGCCGCGTTCCGTAGACGGCGTATTGGGATCACGCATTTTGGCCCTGAGGCCGTCCAACTTGTTCTGAGCCTTGACCAGTTCGGAGTCACCCTTGGCGGCTTCCTGAGCCAGATCCTGAGTTCTGCCACGCTGGACAAGGATATCGAAGAACAGAGAATGCTCTAGGTAGTCGCCGTAGTATCCGTACGACTGTCCGCTGTTCTGACCGATGGGCTTCAATGCGTCAGCGACGGCACCCTTAAGTTGAAGCACTCGTCCCTGCGGGGCGGTGTACTGGCGAGCAATCGCGGACTGGGCGACGATCTTACCAGCGACGGGGATGTCGATGCCGCCAGACCAATAGGAGCCAGACACGCCGACGAGGAAGCGGCGAATGTTGTTCCACTCGTTTACGCCAGTGGCATCACGCGTACCAGACACACGCTCGGTCGGCCCTTCAAAGGAGGAGAACTCCGCACCAGCGGAATCAGTCCAGCCGTTTTCTGCCCAGATTCCCTTTTCGTGGAACCAGATAAGAGCCTGAAGATCGTCGGGCATCATATCGGCGAAGTCGCCGCCTTCCTGACGAAGCGTCTCAGCGGCTAGTTCAAAGATCTTCTGACCAAAGAAGAAGTCGCCGCCGCCTTCCCAGTTCGGGTTAAAGTTATCGCCTTGCGGGTACCAGACATAGTCAACGCCAGTCTCCATACCAGCCGAGAGACGCCACTTTTGTCTGCCGTTGATCTTGCTGTTGATGATTCGGTGAAGCGATCTAGCCGCCCACACATCGACGGTCGCCGATCTGACGAGGCCAGAAAGGTTGCCAGCAAAGTTAGGGGTCTTAGGCCCTTCGGTAAGATCTCTCCAAAGGCCGTACATCACCTGACCCACCTTGACGGTGTTGGCGTTGTACTTCTTGCCGTTGGCTCGGAGCATCAACGCACCAGCCTGTTTGAAGACCTTAGACTTGGCACCCTGCAACGCGTCAGACAACTGGGCAGGGGTAAGCGTCGTCTTCTTAGATGTGTTTCTGATGTTCAGGTAAGCGTCCCTGAATCCAGCCAAAGCCTCGGCGTCGATATCTCTGCCGACGGACTGCGGATCTTCCCACTCAAACCAATCGAGATCTTCGTCGAACTTTTCGTTGGCCTCCTTGGCGGCGGCTTTCTTGTGAAGGATGTCAACCGCCTCGGCCTCAAACTTAGATCTTCCAGTGACCTCGTCTTTGACTGCGGCCCTAGCCTCAATGTCCTTGATCGCGGCATCGACCTCGGCGAGTTGCTTGTTGTAGGCGTTTCTGGAGAACAGGGTAAGAGCCTCCATAGCCTGTTTGAAATTCTCCGCGACAGGGGTTCTGGCAGATGTGGCACCCTCCAGTTCGGAGAACATACCGTAGATGGATCCGAAGACGGAGTATCCGTCGCGAACCATTCGTCTGTACCAGTCGATGCCCTTACGCTTGGCAGGATCTCTGACGGCTTCCCTAGCCTCCCTGACCAGTTCTTCCGCGACACGCTCTGCCGCACCAATGACGGCAGGATCCATCAGTCTAAGATTTGAGTTGCCGACCATAGACTCCATAAGGCCATAGCCGACCTTCTGGAACTGGACTACCTTCTTGGTCTGGTTCGGGACAGCAAGGCCACGCTTCACCTCGTCGTCGTTAGCGGTGTACTTGACCTCTTTGCCCTCGGCGTCGCGGACGATCGACATCTTGGGTAGGCCACCCTTGCCGATAGCAAGACGCTGAGGAATCATCTCAGGGTTGGACGAGTTGGAGGCGATGGCCTGTTCGATCAGCGACTCAGCAAGGCGTCTTTCACGCTCGCCAGTCTTGCCCCTAAGTAGAGACAAGAGGTTGTCGTTATGGATCCTAGCGGCTTCAGTGACAGCCTGAACCTCGTTGTCGAAGACTCGGCCCTCGATCGGCCTGTTCTTGTTCTTCGTGTCGATCAGCATATACTTGCCGTTGTGGCTAACAGCAAGGACGCCTGACTCTCCACCGTGGAGGTGGGCGGCAAGAATGTTCTTTCCGATGTACTCGCGACGCTGGACATCCAGTTCAATGAAGTCCTTTGCGGCCTTTTCGCTAGATACGATGATCGGCTTCTTGAAGTCCTCGGATCCGACTTGGAACCTTCCGTCCTTCGTTTGCGTCACCGTGTAACTCGCGGTTCTTGTGCCGACGATGTTCTCCTTGCGGCGGTTGATCCACTCGTAGTCTGCCGTGGCGGTGAAGTTGACCCTGCCGCGAACGGTCTGAGGGGAAGTGTACTGAACTGGGCTGAAATTCTTCGTGAGGTTGTTGTACCCAGTCTGCTCGTCGAACTTAAGAGCGGAATGGATCACTTCGATGTCCTGCATCAGATCGACGCGGAATGTCGTGAACGCGAAGTTAGGGCCTCTGTCCCAAGTGTTGAACGGCCTGATGATCGGGTTGTTGTCGAACATCGGGGTGCCGTCGGAGCGGAAAGACCGCTCAGGGCTAGGCCCGATCACGCGAAGCATCACATCTCTGATAGCCTGACCACGCTCGCCACCGCCAAACAGGTCAGCAGAAGGCATACGGCCTTCGGAAAGGCCAGTGATGTACATATGGATGGCTTGCTTGAACAGGGCGAAGTTGCCGCCAAACTGCTCGGACACGCTGAAGGTAGTGCCCGTGTTGCCGATCGCATAAGACTGACCGAACTCAAACGCGGCACGATCTAGGACTACGCCCATATCGATGCCAGTCATCATAACCTCAAAGCGGGGCGGGATCTTGTTCCCGTCGCGATCCTTGGTGGTCATCACGAACTCCATCTTGTACGGCAGGACTCTGCGGTAGGTAGGAGCGACCTCGTTCTTGGGCTTTCTGTTTCTTCCGACGCTACCGTCACCAGCATAGTACTCTCCGCTGAGTCCGTTGTACAGGAAGTTCATTTCGCCACCGCCGAGCGGATCCATACCGATGACGCCCCTGATCACATTGCGGAGGGTCGTGATCTTGATCAGTTCGGAGTCAGTGATGAGAAGTTTGTCCCTGAGGGCCTTGATGCCTTCGTCGGTCAATACGCCGATACCACGGGTGTTGCCGTCCTTGTCTTCGTGGAAGACGATGCCAGTGACCTTGTGGCCCAGTTGCTTAAGCAGATCGATAGACGCCTTACCTCTCTCAGCGGTCTCCTTTTCGATGACCTCTCTGGGCTTAAGGTTGCCGTTCTGATCGACCCAGTGTTCAAGACCAGCCCTAGTAAGAATGGATTCCAGATCCTTCTTGGGAAGCGTGGAAAGGTCGAACGGGTTTGTCGAAAGAGACTTGGGCTTGCTTTCGATGATTCGTTTAATCGCCGCCTCGGCCTGAGGCAGGATCAGGTGCGTACCGTCCTTGTTGACAAAGGTGCTACCGATTCTGTTCTGCTTGGCGGCGGCTTGAAGATCGAGTCTCTGCTTGTGAAGCAGACCGATGCCTTCCCTGATCGTTTCGGCACGGGCCTTCTTTCCCGCCTTCCAGATGACCTCGCCGTTGGCGTCACGCGACACATCGCCGTTGGCTTCCTTCTGAGCGAGATCCAGCAACTTCTGGTTTTGCTCTGCCAGTTTCTTGTGAACATTGTCCAGTTTCCTGACGAGTTCACGCTGGTTCTTGCTTTCACGCTCGTTCCTGATGCGAAGGATGTTTTCGTGGATACCCTGACCGTTAAGATCCAACTTGGTGTTGTGATCGATGTAGTTCTCGACCTGATTCAGGATACGCTCAAAAGCGGAGTACTTGCCCTTGTTGTAAAGCAAGTCGGCCTTGTTTCTGACGAGGTAGGACTCAAAGTAATAAGCACCGAACTCTTCGGCGTAGTTGCGTAGGATGCTTTCAGCCGCTTGCATCGCGTCTACGGTCAGGTCTTTTCTGTTGAGAGCGTCGATAGCCTCAAGCACCTGAGCCTTCTTTCTGTCTCTGACGGCTTCCCTGCCCTTGCCCGCGTATAGCGTGTCGATGTAAAGTTGGGCGAAGTCCTTCAGGATATCAACGCTGGCACCGCCCTTCTGAACCGTAAGGATGCCCTTGCTGATGAGTTGTCCAGTGGCGTCTGTCTCGACGATCGTGTCGCTTGAGATGCCGAAGACCTGATTGACGAAGTGGGCCTTGGCAGAATGGATCGCGATGGCTGTCTGTACGCCGTGGAACAGTTCGTGTGCCGTGGCGGTGTTGTTAGCCAGATCGACATTCACGAAGATCACACCTTCGCCAGCCTTGCCAGAAACGAACAAGCCTTGGTAATGGTTGTTAAGATAAGCAACCTTGGCCCGCGTGGCTTCGTCGCCGTTGACCTTAAGGTCTGTAAGCCAGTCCTTGATGGCCTTTCTGTAATCGGCGTGTTTAGCCTCAGCGGCCTGAGAAGCGGTCATCGCGTCCTGAAGCAACTGTGCCCTCTGGGCATCCGACAGTTTCTTAAGCGGATCAGTCTCGGCGTCGTCTTGAGCAAGCCGTCTTCTGATGTTTAGTTCAGCCTCGGCAAGGGCGTTAAGCGTGTCTCTTTCCGCGACAAGATCGTGCTTCTTGCCGTTGATGGTAAGGTCAGCGTCCGTCAGGCTGTCCACATCGAGAAGGTTCTCGTCGATGTGCTGGATGTCGCCGTTTCTGTGAAGGGTCACGCGGAAGCCGTGTTCAGCCGCGTACTTGGCAGATCCAAGCATAAGCGGGATGGCGTTCCAGTCCTGTCGGATCTCGGCGTTCTTCACCTGTTCTTTGACAAGTTCAAGTTGAATGGGATCGTTCTCAACCAGTTTGAACAACTCGGACTTAGTCTGAGCGTGGGCGTACAAGCCGCCTCTCCACTGGCCCCAAGAAGCATAAGCACCACCCGCACCACCCATACCTACGCCGCCCCATAGGCCAGCGACGCCAGCCCTGTGCCCGTCCTGCATAAAGCCTAGGCCGTAGCCGACGCCAGCACCGTGCCACGACCCCTTGACGAAGTCGTGCATAGGAATGGTAAGGAATGTATACTTGCCAGCCCCCTTGGCGATTCTGGCACCGAAGGCCGTAAGGTTAGTAGCACCTTCAAAAATAGATCCAGCGACAGGGCCTTTAGACCATTCTTTGCCAACCTCTTCCATAGCCTTGGCAAATCCGTATCCGTTGGCGTTGACGCCAGTATATCCAAAACGCTTCAGGAAAAAGCCAACATCGTTGGCGGCGACTCCAAAGCCGTAAAGGCCGAGCAACTTCTGACCGAGCGTAAAGTTGGTAAACGCGGACGAAACACCGACCATACCTAACGCTTTGTTAGGTGTGATGTTTAGGCCGATCTTGTTGAGTCCGTTTGCGATTGCTTCGCCAGCCTTGCCAACCGCGTACAGGGTGGCACGACCAGTTCCACCGACGACGGTGCCGACGACCTTGGCGGGAAGACCGAAAGAAAATGCTTCAACGGCGGCAATGCCGTTACCAAGTTTGGTCAACTTGTTGTTGATCGTTACGGCTCTTCGTAGCGTGATGATCTTGTTCGCGGCTAGGACATTGTTGAACTTGGTGATTCCACCAATGACGCCGACGCCGCCAGCCATACCAGCCTGACCGATGACGGCAGACTTGCCAGCAATAGCGGAAGGGTTGTACCTAAACATACCCGTGTTGATCGCCTCGGCGTTAAGGGCACCGTATTTTCTCAGCGTCTTCTGAGCGTCGTCTAGGCTCATCCCAGAAAGCATCGCCAAAGCAGGGCCAGCGATCAGAGACTTCTCGCCGTTCATATACGCATCGATGCTGTCCGATGTACGCATAGAAGCCTTAAACATAGTCACCATCTGCTTCATATCCGTAAGCGTTCCCGTTCCAACGGTATGGAACCAGTTCTTGATGAAGCCTACTTCACCTTCGGTAAAAAGATTAGACCAAGACGCTTCCTCAGTGGGGTCGTAGGCTTCATTGATGACGCCTTTGCCAAGCGTGACGGCACCAGTTAACGCACCTTCTGCAACCGCCGCACCAGATTGGGCGTAGCGTTGTGCCATAAGCACTTTTGAGTAAAACGCGTTGTCGCTTTCTCCAGCACTAAACGCACCTTTACCAATGTTATCTACTGCGAACAGGATTGGGTGTGAACCTTTGTTCCATCTTTTGTTTACTCCTAGTCCAAAAGGAAGACCGCCAGAATCAGGGATCTCTCCTCCGATGATTCTATTGTAAAGCGTCTGTCTGGCCTCGGCGGCTGGATCGTCGTGACCCATTCCACCAGTATGAGCGTAAGCAATTGCAGTCAGAGGCGTGTATTTCCTTGCCCATTCTGGATCCCATTCGCCATCCACATCGTCTAACACAAAGTCATCAAGACGCATTTGATAAGGCTTATCAAAAACGCCACGGACTTTTTCGCCTTTCTGGAAATACGGTGACCTAGTGTGGTTAAGTGCTAAAATTAAGTCAGCCATTTCGACATTGTTAAGCGTGTCGATCTTGGCCTTAAACTCAGGGTGCTTCTCCCAATTTGACTGAAGCAAGAGTTCCTTGTTTTTCTCAATTTCCGCAAGCAGTCCATCAACGGTTTCTTTTCTTCTGGAATTAGGATCAGCCTTAAACTTTTTAAGCACTGCCCAAAACTCTGCCTGAACGGCGGCATTTGTTTGAAGTCGAGTATTGTCTGTATTGCTGAGTTCAGACAACATATCAGAAGTAGAAAAAAGTTGGCTCGTACTTCTTCCAATGACTGGCAACTTAAGGCTTTTTGCCCAAGACTTGAAACCGTGTGCGGCGACATCCCACTTGGTTCCGTTAGGGTTGTATTCGGCATAGACCTGTCTCCAGTCGTCTCTGTTCCTACGCCTGTAATCAAGCATCGTCGCGATCTCGTCGTCGGTCATTTTCTTCCAGAGTCCTCTGTTTTGGACAAACTGGATGTTAAGGTGGCGTCCTAGAGCGTCCTTCTGCTTGTCGTTAAGAGGAGACGGAGAAAGGGCTACAGCGTCCACTTTTTTGGCTCGCTCCATCTCAGCCGCGTAGTTGGCCTTAAGTTCTTTTTCGTAAGCGTCTTTGATCGCGGCTTCGTCCTGAGTAAGCGGTGCCTTGTCATCAGAGGTTCCGTTAACCCCGTGAAGAATACGCCTAAAATGCTTGTTCCCGATCTCCTGCTCTCGCTTGGCGTCAATAGGAGGAGCGGCTAGGATCTCCGCAACAAGGTCTTTCGGCTTACCAGCCGCCGCATCTGCCGCCGCTTGTTCTTCGGCTTTCTTAGCGGCGACTACTTCCTTGTTAGGTTGAAACTTAAAATCGTTAGCCATTAGTTAGGGAAATTGTCCGCGATGATCTCCTTGATCTGGTCGTCTGAAAGGCCCCTAGATCTGAGTTCGGCGGTAAGTTGTCTTAGGCTGTCCTCATACGCGGATCTGAACGGAGTAGCACCAGCACCGCCCATATTGCGGTTAGCCCAAGTCTGCGTCATCACGCCGTTCAACTGCTCAAGACGATTGGTATAAGTGTAGTCGGATGTCTTGGCTGTAGAAACCGTGTCCCACCAGCCGCGAAGTCTAGTACCTCTATACTCCTGATTTTCAAGGTCTCTTGCTTCTCCAGCGGTAACCTCAAGAGCCTTGCCTTCAACGGTTGTATAGGAGGACATCTTAAGCCTGACGCGTTCGCCGACGGACTTCATCTGACTTTGGATACGAGGCAGGATCACATCAGAGTTAACCGTAAGGCTATTGATGATCATATCAGCAATGCCAGCGACTCCCTTATCGGAGAAGTTGTAGTTTTCACCGAACTGCTTTGCGATGTTAGGAGCAAGGGTGTCGAGGTATTCCCAGTCCTGCTTGGAAAGCACACCGAGGCCCTTGGCCTTGGCTCGGATAAACTCGGCAACCTTGACGGCATACTCACGCTTCTCTGAGGTGCTGAACTTGGAAATGTCCCGCATCTTGTAGCGGTCGCCTTCCATAATCGGCTTACCATCCGCGTCCTTCTGGACGAGGTGATCCATAATGCCAGAAAGGGCCATATTAACCTGATTCTCGTCGATCAGGTACTGATGCAGTTCAGCGGCTTCCTTCTGCGGGAGGTTCAACTGTCCCTTGATGTACAGGTTTCCGCTACCGCTGTATCTGTCCCAGATGTACTGTCTGGCGACAAGTTTGCCCTGCTCGTTAAGCACTCCGAACCGCTGTGTGTTAGCCTGAGCAAGTCTGGAGTTGGTGTCCTGTTGCCACTTGTCGAACGCCGCCTTCTGCGTGGCGTCCATATTGGCGTAATCAGACTGATACCAACGCTCCCAGTCTTTGTTTCTGGTCGAGGTGAGCATACCAGTCTTCTCGTCCGCTTTGATGTCGTATCCGTCGTGCGTAGTCTCTCCCTCGTAGTACGCCATCTGGTAGACATACTCCTTCTCCATATTGGTAACTGGGATGCCTGTGGCTCTGGCTGTCTGCTCGTAAATTTGTGTCGCACGAATAGCACGATACTCTCGCTTGTTTTGATCTACAACAGACGACGGCTTAAAGACAAGCGGGTTGCCCGTCTTTTCGGCCTCAGCGATGGCTGTCTTAAGTTCGTCGATGTCAGACTTAAGCCATCTTGCCTGTTCCTTCTGAGGCTTCGGCATACCGTCGATGCCAAGGCGAGTGATCTGCTTGTACTGCTCAAGCAAGGCAGGAAGAGCCGCCTTTGCTTTGCCAACATCCCCACCAAATTCAAAGTTAGCCAGATCCTTCTTGTTCTCTGTATCGAGGATCGCCGCCCTGTCTAGGACAGTGACGGACTCATCTCCAAGACGCTTAATCTGAGCCACGACAGCATCGTATTCGTCGCGGATAGGAGATCCCTTTTCAGCCTTAGCAAGAAGTGGCGTAATTTCTCCAAGCCGAGCGTACGCGGCGTAAAGGTTTTTCTGGATCTCTGGAATGCCTAGACCGCTAAGTCTTTCGGCCTCAGCGATGGAGTCTTTGAGGACAGCGGCACCTCTCTGTCCAGCCGTCTTAGCCAGATATTCTTTATACCTAAGATCCTGTTCGGTTGCGGCACGGGCGTCGCCCGCCGCGTCTTTTTCGGCGGCTCTTTTTGCGGCGGCTAGTTGAACTTGTTCGTCGTGCCAAGTGCTGGCAGACTTCGCAAGGATCGTGTACTTGCCGATGATAGCCTGTTGTCCCTTGGCGTTCTTATTGCCGAACCCAGAGATGTCTTTACCGATGTTTTCAAGTGCGGCGGTTCTCGCACGGTAAGCGACGACGGCACTGGTCACATTGTTAGGATCCTGAGCCGCCTTGACGACTTCCGCAGGGGTGTCCTTGATCTGGCCCTCAAGCATCGACTGAATGCGAGGCAGTTCACCGACAAGGGAGCCGACGGCTTCCTGATTGGCGACCTTCTCGTCCTGATCCTGCTTGTACTGGGCGATGGCCTCGCCAATGCCCTTGCCGATGATCTCCCCAGTCTTCTGCATCCCTTGGGCGATCTGGGCGTAGGACGCCAAAAAGCCTTCGGGTACAGGGTTAACGCGTTGCCCTTCGTACGGGCGAGCAATGGGTCTAGATCCTTCAGCCATAAATTATCCTGTCTTGCCTTTGGTAGCCGCCGCAAGGGCGAACGAGCCGCCGCCAGTGATGGCACCGCCGACAAGGGAGCCGATGCCCTGCATCATACCCGACTGCATCTGGGCCTTAGCCGCCGCGTAGGACGCCGCCGTCTGCTGGTTGGAACCCTGAAGGTCGGACATATACTGGGACTCAGGACTGAACAGCCTAGGCCCAATGTTGGAGGCAAAGCCGCTGGCAAACTGCTGTTGGCTCATACCCGCGTTGAACGCCTGACCCTGACGGCCTAGGATCGCTTGGAACGGATCAGCCGTGAACTGCTTGTTGATGCCTAGGACGGCACCAGCGTTCTGGAGGGCGGCTGTACGGCGGGCTTCGCCGAGTTGGTAGGTGCTAAGGACATCAGACGCCATACCCTGATTGCTCAGGGCTAGGCCGCGATCAGCCATAGATAAACGGGCCGTCTGAAGGGCGTATCTCTGCTGTTCAGGGGTAAGGGAGCCTCCCGCCCGCACGGCACTAAGGGCTTCGGCGTTAATGGCCTCAATCAGGCTCTTAGAGCGGGGATCAGCGTCGAGGTAGGCTTGGCTAGCCCTACGGCCCAAACGCTCCACATCGGCGATGTCAGAGGCTCTCTGAGCAGATGTGGTAGCCGCCTCAGAACGGGCAAATGCTGGGAGGACATCCTGCTCAAGAATATCAAGGAGGCCCTTATCGCTGTAGCCAGCGGCGTCAGGCTTCGCCGCCGCAAGCGTACGCTTTTCTTGCAGTTGAATCTCCAACTGTTGGATCTGACCGTTATTGACCCCTCTAGGGTTTCTAGCCTGAAGGGAGGCAATCTTAGCCTCAAGGGGAGCGATCTCATCAGCCGCTGTCTTTGACGCGGTGACTGCGGCATCATAATCCGCTTTGCCAGTGGCACTAAGATCGTCGCGGGTGATACGACCAAGGAGAGAATTTCTGTAGCCAGCCAGTTCAAGACGCTGGTACATCGGTCTGTAGGCCGCTTCAGAAGCGTACAACTGAGGTGCCATCTGCACCTGTGCCCGCAAGGAGTCCGTAGTCTCCTTGTAGTAATCCCTAGGAGGCGGTGCCTCTGGGCCTTTACCGCCCATCGGAGCCTCTCTTTCTAAGTAGTTCCCGACTGATCTTGTGAGCGTTCATAGGTACCAGAGAGCCTCTTCGCGTGGCGTAAGTGGGCTTCTCATTAGGGAAAAGAGCCAGATAACCTTGGGCAAGAGTATCCCTAGCGTCCTCGTCCCTCGCGGCAAGTTGTGCAACATAAATGCAGTTTTTGCCATTAGGTTCAACCCAGTTAAAAGGTGCCCCAGCCTCGTCACGGTCGCATTCGTAGGCGATCAGGATCCCAGTGATCTCCTGCGTCTCATCGTCCTGCGTCCAGATCGCGTTGCCGTGAATGATGTGATAGGCGATGTACTGCTTCAGTGTCTCGTCGTCAAACGACAGGGCGATGTCGTCCAGCGTGACCCTTTCGCGTACCAGTTTCAGGATCCCATCGACTGGGTTTACTTCAGTGATCACAGGAGTGCGGCAGTGCCATCGGCGATGTCGTTCTTGTTCCAGACTTCAGCGGTAGCACGAACGATGAAATGATGGTAGGCGATCCCCGCGTTTGCTTCCGTGAACTGCACTTGCAACTGGCGGGTAATGTCTTCGGATCCAACTGGGAAATCAGATCTTTCGATCTTAAATGTCATTCTGTTGTTTTGAACACCGTTTGCCGAAGCCACTTGGAATCTCCTAACAGCAAGTTCCTTTTGAGGATAAGTTGCTCCTCCAACCGTCTTGGCTTTAAGACGAAGGCGGTAGTCCATATAGGCTCCCTGTGATGTGCTTAGTTCGTTGTGCCAGACATCAATAGTCAGATACATAACTTCGTTCGCCTGAAGCGATAGCGAATTAGTGGTCTCCCACATAAGGAATCCTCCGCTTACAAGTGCGTTAACCTTGAAAGAGTTTACATAGTTATAACCAGCGGCAAAAACACAGTCAGTAACGGCGATGTAAGCGGCACTTTCGCTACCAAACTCATATTCACTGTAACCACGCTTAAGCGGGAAGATCGTAGCCGTACCAGACTTTTTAAAGGTAGTTGCGTCAACTGTTGTAGCGTTAACCACTGGAACGGTAAGTTCATTAAGCAACTTAACCTCAACCGTGTCCGTAGACTTGCCGTCCACGGCCTTTTGAACGATCGAGATAGCCTTAACTTGAGATGTGCCAAGAGAAGATTTTTGGGATCCAGAAGTGTCGTGCTTATCGAAAGTCTTCGTTACCTTGAACTCGGAATACTGGTTGGTTCCAGAACCACCAGTGACGGTAGAGTCGAACTGAAGTTCCCACTTGTTATTGAAGTCCGTGATGCTTCTGTTCGCGGTAAAATTAAACGACCCACCAGTGTTTTCATTGGTAGCCCTAGAGATAGGCCAGCCAGCGTTGAACACGAAACTGGTGCCTTCCGAAGTGTGCGATCCAGCGATATTCAGGAGGCTGGAAGCCGCCGCGATGTTAACCGTACCCCACTTAGGATCTACGACAGCCGCACCAGACGAAGCACCAGCCGCGTCGATAAAGATGCCGCAGAAGGTGTTGCTCGTCGGAGATCTGGAGTAAAGGAATGTCTTACCGTATTCGCTCCCGCCCTCGTATTCCCAGAACTTGAGGCCGTTGGTCATATTGCCGCCTTGCATCAGGTCGCCAATGCCAAGTTGCATAAAGGCACCAGTAATAGGTGCGTATGCTAGAAGCCTGTCGTTCTTCGTAAGCGTGTCCTGAAACAGGATGCTCTTGGAGGTAAGGAAGAATGGCTGGATCGATGTCTGATCGATCAAGTCTTTGAGTTTCTGAGCGGTGACTAGGTCGCCGTCAGCGAAGTTCTGGGTTCTGTTAAGGTCGGGCATCTTAGGATTTGCTCACGATGTTTCTGCCAGTAAGCGTGGCGTCGATAGTAACCCCACGGATGGCGGGGCGACCAGAAAGGAATTCGTACTGCACCTGACAGGCGTATCCACGCTGTGCAATTGAAACACGGCGTGTAGCGTCAGGCTCTGGGATGGTGGTATAGAAGTCCGCTTCCATCGTCTTATCTGGGTTAAGGATCTCAACCGTTGTCTTTACGCTACCGCCAGTCGGAAGGGCTAGGTCAGTGCTGACCGAAGAGAACCGTTTTTCAAACAGGACTCCGAGGGTAAATCTACGCGTGATGATCTTGGAGTCAGTCGCGTAGTTTCTGGCACCAGAGGGCCTAAGCCAAAAGCCATACTCGCGGGCGGGAGTAAGAGGATCGTCTTCCTTAAGTTGGGCAGGAAGGACGGAGATGCCTGTAAGGTCTGTCTCGTCGCCCTCGGATGTTTCCTCGCACAGGTAAACGCCACCAGAGGGAGGCTGTACGGTCACGCCGTCTTGCACATAGGCCAGTCTGCCGCCGCCGTTATTGACGATGAAAAGCCTCTTTCTGGAACCATAGTTCACCACCTCAAACGAGTCGGCGTAGAAGTTCCGAGAGTCCTTTTCGGTGTTCACCCTGACTGGGTAGGTGTCGATAGACTCCCAAGCCTTGTTCAGGATGTTGAAAATGAATACCTTGTTAGGCCGCTGGTGCGGGTTGCCGTCCTGATCGTTGCCGACGGGCAGGGCCATAAACAACCTATTGTCGAAGAACACGCCGTGGGCTGTGTGTAGGTACTCGCGGTTGTACTGGAGCAATAGGTCGTTGATCGGGGCAGAAAGAGGCTCAAGCGTATTGATCGTCTTGAGATCCAACTGAGGCTCCAGCATATAGATGCCGCCGTCGGACAGGAAGAAGATGAACCTACCAGTGTTGACGATAGCCCGCTTGCCTACGCACCCGAACGAGTTGGAGATGGATGTGATGTAGGACTGGGCGTCAGGGGCGTCCCCGACAACATAAGCACTGTTGACCACGCGGCCTTTGTAGATCGAGTTACGCTGGAAGATGATGAACTCGTTATCCAGCCAAGGGCTGAAGCCGATCAGTTCGTCGTAGGCACCTAGATTGATCGTAAACTGACCAAAGGTGAGGTCGAAAGTGCCGAAATCTAGGTAGTCAGATACCGCCAACTTATCGCGGCCCTGCTTCAGGATGATTCGGTTGCCCTGATAGATCGCCACATCAGATGGGGGCATATTAGCCGCCGTTCCGCTGATGGTACCCTGCGGCATCACGGTCACGGAAGAGCCGTCAAATACAAGTGGGGCCTTAGCCTTAGTCACTAGGCAATCCAGCGTCTTGGACGCGTGGGTAGCGGACAACTGATAGGTGAAAGTCGTAGGGCTTGTGACGGTGATCACATAGGATCCTCTGAACACCGCTTCAGTGCAGTCGCTTACGATGATCTCGTCGCCAGTGGAGTAGCCGTGATTGATGGCAACCGTTCTTCCAGTGTCGGAATACTGGGTAACCGTTACGGTAAGACTAGGGTGTCCCGTGTATACGAACTTGGCAAACCTAGGATCGTGGGACGGAAGGCCCCTAAAGATGTACAACTTGTTTACCGCCTGAACCGCAGAAACCGAGTCCGTGGCGTCAATGTATCTGTTCCCGAACGGGTAGAATACGCTGTAGTCGTTGATCGTAGGGTCATACAAGCCGATGCTGTCGCGGCAGATAACGGCGATCTTTTCGACGCCCTGAGGGGTGACGAAGCGAGCGGAATGCCTGACCGTGCGACCGTCCACATCGTCGTTGTTCATCCGCTTGTTGCCCTTCCGTGCTTGGGCGATGCCACGCTCCAGACGGATGTTCTGGGCGTATTGTAGGAACTGCTCCTTCAGGAGTACAGGGTTCGTGCGGCTTTCAAGACCCACAAACCCTCCGTCTCGATCAGACTTGTACTCCGCATTAGGCATTAGGACGGCGGGTTGTTCTGGTTGTCAGCCGTGTAGAAACCGCCAGTACCATCTAGATACACATATCGGTACACATAGTTCGACCCATCGTAGAAACTCTGTGAACTACCGACATACCCTCCCCACCCCTGTCCGTTGCTAGGCCCATTTGCAGGGTAGTAAGTCTGACCACTAGAAGTGCTGTAGGTAGATTGGGTATTAGCATCCCAATTGCCTAGTGCCGTGTAATTAGTGACATTGGTTCCAATATCAGGGTTTCCATTTAGGTAAACTGTGTTTCCATACCAATCATTAAAATCGAAGTTATAACTGGCTTGAAAAGTGCCTCCGTTTTGAGACCCAATTACAGTGCCGTTAGTTGTCCAAGGCCACCAAGAGTTCGTATCAGCCTTATAAACTACAACAAAGTTTCCACTCATAGGAAACGGATGATTCCACTGTCCAGACTGGTCAGGCTTAATGACCTTACCATTTAGCGGGTTGACGGCATTGTTCTGAACATAGGTTGTCATTGCAGACAGCGTCTGCATAGGGTTGCCAGTCGAAGGGGTTGTAGACGCCGTAATGGCGTTCAACTGATTCTGGGTAATCTCGTTCCCTACCTCGACCACATTGGTCGGGATCTGGGTACTAGGCCCGCTGATCGTGATTCCCATTAGGAGTTAGCGTACGCAATGTGAACCTGAGTGGCGGCGGCAGAAGAGATCAGACGGACGGGGCCGTTGTAGTTCTCCTGAGTGATGCTACCAAGCGGGGGGATGCGGATTCCAACGGCACCAGAGGCGGCGAAGATGGCCTGAACCGTGGCTGTTGCGGAAGTGTTCTGGATCACCAAGGCGACGCGGCGTGTGCCAGCATCAGCGATGGGGAGGAACTGAGCCGCCGAAGTGCCGACGGAAACATCGGAATGGATATAGCCCTTGATGAAGGCTCCCTGATATTCTGTTCTGCTCATATTAGTAAGAATCGATAAAGTTGATGCGACGGATCTGGCCCTGCTGACGGAGTTCCTTGTCGTACTCCTGCTCTAGGACGCCAGCGGCGTCGATGTCGGCCTTGCCAGCGTCTTCATACTGCTGTTCGGATCGCAGGAAGTCGGCGTACACGCCACGGCTGATGTAGGATGCGAACATATACGGGATGGGGATCTTTACCCATCTGGCGTCGCCAGAACCCGCGTTGTTAGTCGGCTTTGTGCCAGCGGGAAGCAACTCGGACGCAATGTAGAAGTTGCCCGCGTGGGGGAAGCCAGCCACAGGCATCAGTGTGCCCGTGCCAGACTCGCTGTCGAAGTAAGCCTGTGCGTTCGGCCTATAAGCCAGAGTGGCGTTCCAGACCTCGCCGTGGAACTCAGGACGCTTGATCCTGTACTCGACCCAGACCGTCTGGATCGGCGTGTTGACCACGATCTTCTCGACGCCGTTGATGTCCGCGAGGGCATACGACACATAGACGGCCTGTGTGGTCGTCAAAGGGTTCCTGCTGAAGACGCCGACGACTTCGCCGCTGTCAGCAGGAATGTTGATAGTTCTCAGGTCGGTGCCAGCGTCGTGCGTGACAGTGGCCTCCAGTACCTTGGTAAGGGAATACCAAGGGTAAGATTCCCAAGCCAGCCTGAGCCGCTGGTTGGCGAACTGTCTGATCGTTCTGAAGTTCTGTTCAGAAATGTTCGCAAGGTCATACCCGCAAAGGTTGACCGCATCGAACAGGATCGTGCTGAAGTCAGTAGTCCTCACAGAGGCTTTCCGCTGGCGTCAGTGATCTTATTGCTAACGAGGACTTGGCTCTTCTTGGCTGTATTGACGACGCATTCAGGATTGTCCTTCAGGAACTCCCTGAGGAAATTCTTATCCTTCCAGCAATCGTATGTGCCAAAGTGCTGTCCCCAAAAATGGAAAGACTCTGGGGGGATACGGGCAACAAGTTGCCCGATCCCGTCCACAGTCTTGTCAACGCCCGCGTGGTTGGCTTTAGCCGCCCACTTGAGGTTGTGCTGAGTCTTGACCTTCTGCATCTCCCAACCAGTTCGGATCTCCCTGTGGAAATCCTTTAGGAGTTCCTCAGGTACTGCTTCCGAGATCTGGCGGGAGATGTCCACGGTCAGTGGATTAGAGGTCGAACTTACCGAAGGCGAGCGGGTTGTGGATGCAAAGACCCAGAACCATCTCGATCGCGTTGGCAGGGCCACCACCGTTGTCGGTCAGTTCAATGACCTCAGCGATGTTGCCGCCGTAGCGGATTTCGGTATGCTCAAACGGAACGATGAAGCCCTTGTTCAGGTTCGGCGTGTAGTTGCCGAAGGTGCCCGAAGCAGGGTTCTGATCGACATCGCCAAGCCAGTTGGAGATGTGGAGGTTGATCGTACCGAAGTCGCCTTGGAAGACATCGATGTACTGGCTGTAGGTCGTGTCGCCGCCCTCACGCATCGTGCGGATCGGGGACGCGGTCATAGCCGCACCGTTCGGGGTCGTGTAGACGAGGCTGGAGAAGGCTCGCTTCAGGTTAACCGCGACGAGAGCATCCCAAGAGCGGCTCTGGCCCGTCTGCTTGTACAGAGCGGTGAGCATATCCTGACAGTGGGACTCGTTGAGGTTAGCGGGGGCGGCACAGGTGTTCGCGTTGGCGACAGTACGGCTGGTACCGCTGATCGTCTTCGTCGCGGAGGCGGCGATGATGTTGTCAGCAGGGGTGCAATACTGGTCGGGAACGGGGAGGACGGCGTCCTTTTCCCACTTGGTCTTAGTCCAAGCATCGAGGGCACGGGTGCGGTAGCCCACGGTGCCGTTGTCAGCCTGAGCGGTCTGGGACGAAGTCAGGGCGACTTCGACATCTCGCTTGATGGCGAGCATCGCCTTAGCCATCTGGCGGGAACGCTCAGACGGGGTGCCAGCGAGGCGAACCATATTGGACTCGGTCAGTTTCGAGACGCGGAACTTGCGACGGAAGATCTGCGGGTAAGCCGCGAGAGTCGCACGGTAGCCGATCGTGAACTGATCCATCTTGGCACCACCAGAGGTGTCGCCAGTGACGGACTCGTCAGTGCCGTCAACGACGGGCTGGACGCGGGGATCGGGGTTGGAATCGACCTGCCACTGGAACATCGTGTTGGACGGTTCAGCACCCTTGCGGGCCATCGTAGTGAAGGGGGTATCCTTCGCTTCGACGAGCGTGATCATATCGGCGATGTCTTCACGACGACCGACTCGGTTGGCTTCAGTGGCAGAGTTATAGCCCTGAAGATCTCTTTCAAACAGTCTAGGCATAGTAGTTTGGTGCCTTGCGGCGGGTTTGCCTTGCGGCGGTTGGGAACTAACGAGACATTAACCTAGCCTCAATCAGGGACGCGAGATCATCTCTGGAACCAGTCTTGGTAAACCTCTGCTCGATTTCCTTAGCCTTCATATTGTTGTTAGTGTTGGCAGACGGAGCGATCGATGGGCGACTGGGCTGAATTTGAGGTCTACGGACATTAGGCTGAACGGACTCCTTGACCTTTCTCGCGTTACGAGAGGCCATACCGAAGACGAAGTCTCCGATGACCAACTTGTAGTCGGGGAACTGTGCAAGTTCGGGAAAGTTCTTCAGGAGACCAACGGCGGTCTGGTACTCCTTGGAATCCTTTTTCTGCCACCACGGATACTCTTTCTCCGCGATGGGATCGAAGTGCCTTCTGGCACTGATGAACTGCTGTTGGGAAGGAATGTTGGTCTCGATGTCCTTGAGAGCATTGACCTTCATCTTGCGGACTTCGGATTCGTCCACCGTGATGAATTCGCCATTGCCCTTGGGGATCTCGCCACCGTACGGGTTCTCTTCGCACCAGTCTCTCACCTTTCTGGCCTGATCCAGAGCCTTTTGAAGGTCAGATTCCGCGACGATATTAGCGAAGGGATTCTTAGTTCTAGGGACTGCGGGTTCGGCTTGCTTCGACTTGAGGTCTTCCAGTTCGGCTTTGAGTCGATCTGCTTCCGCTTCGGCCTCACGGCGTTTGGCGGTGATCTTGTCGATCCGCTTCTGGATATGCCTCGGCATTCCACTTTCCTCGTCCAGATCAGAATTGTCGGCATCCTCAGCCGAATTCCTTTGTGATCTGTTATCATTGCCAGATGCAGACTGGAGTTCCTCTGCCAGAGGATTATCGAGTTCGCGGGTCTGGTCTTCCACCGACTGAGTATCGGATTCGGTGGCATCCGTTGTCACTTGTCCAGTAAGCGACGATGTCTCTAGCATAGACGCCAAAGCGTCTACCGACAGAATGCTGGATTCATTCTGCTTTGTTCCCTCTTGCGAGGCATTTTGATCTTCTTGGTTGGGCATACAATTTAAGGACTTGTAAGAAGTCCGACAGAGTTTTGTGGATCTCAGAACCAAGGGCAGTTTTTGCCCAAATTAGTCTTCAGGCCACCAGATTATCGGTGTGCAGTAATGAAGATCATCATTAGTCCACTTTTGACATAGATTACACCACATCGGGGGCATTTTTGCGGGCGGCTTGAGTTCTGACATCGACGAGAAACACTTTCAGATCAACTAGACCCTCAACGCGACCGCACTGGTGCCCACGCTTGTCGGCGGGGATATCCTGTGCGATCGCCTGAGCGGTCTCGATGCTGACGAAGTTGTCGATGATCGCCATAACGGCGTCGAAGACATCGTTCTTACCGTTGAACGACAGTTTCTGGATTGTGTCCTGCGTAGGCTTAAGGTCGTCCATAGATTACATCATCGGGGGTTGACCGCCCTGTTCGGGGGGAGGGCCACCCTGAGGGGGCTGACCGCCGCCGCCCATCTGCTGTTGGATGGTAGCGATAGCCTCCTCTTCGGACATACCCTGCTCCATCAACTGAACCATCATCTGCTCGATCTGACCGCCCTGCTGGCCTTCTGCGGCGGCTTGTTCGGCCTGTGCGGCTCTCTGCTGGGCCACCTCTTCCCCGACGGCGTCCGTGCCAGCGGCGACGCCGCCTTGGCGGGCCGTGTTGGCCTGTTTGGCAGAGTCGATGAGGCTCTTGACCTGATCGGCGAGGTTCGGGCCTTGCGGGGCCACGCCCGTGCGACCGACTTGCTTGTTCTGCTCCTGCTGGACGGACATCTGCAAGTTCTGGACATACTGCTGGAACAGTTGCTGGAAGATCTGGTCGCCCTGAAGGGCCTGTTGGGCCTTCGGGTTCTGCTGTAGGATCTGCTGGGCCAACTGCAACTTGGTGGGAGCGGTAGGATCGTTCTCGACCAACTGCGGGGCATTGCCGAGCAACATAAGGCCGATATCGGTCTGAACATCCCTGAACATCTTCTGGGACGCCTGTTCATTCGCAACGATGAGTTCCTTTGCCGCGTCGGGAGAGATCGTCTCCATAATCATATTCACCAACTTGGATCTGTCCACGGTTCCAGACTGGTCGAGCGGGATCACGAACTTCGTGATAGCGTCCAACTTCTCCATAACGAGGTTCGTATCGACCTCACGGACATCGAACTTCACGATGAAGTCAAAGCCGCCGTGGATGTCGGTGGCACGGGCAGGAAGATCGACTCCGCAGATCTTAATCTTTTCCTCAGGCGTCAGGTACTGCAACGCCAGCGTGAAGACTTGCTGGTAGATCTCAGTCCAAGCCATAAGCCAGCCGTTCACCATAGTCTGCTGGAGCAACTGGGATCTGACATCTTCGACATACTTGGAGGTCAGGCCGTAGTAAGCCGCGTGTTGGGCCTCGACACGCTCGATCATCGAGAAAGCCATCTGGGGGTTGCCAGCGGGCGGCTCAAGGAAGGTGTAGTCATCCTTCGTCGTCACAGGCAACTGGACGGCTGGGCCGATTCTGTTGATGGCACCAATACGCTTGGCGACCTTGATCGGGGGAAGCGTCTCAATCGCGGTTCTGTCGCGGAGAGAGTCGTGCTGGGCCTTGACCTCGTCCTGATCCGTTCTGCTGACCTCAGGAATGCCGCGAGACTCCATAATGGGTCTGCGTGTGACCTCTCTGGCGTATCCGACGAACGGGTATTCGCCGTGATAGTAGTCGAGGATTTCGTGCTTGGCCCAGATCTTGTCGCCGACCTGAGGAGAGAACACGGTGTAGTAGATTGCAGGGATGCCGTCCTTATTGACCTGTCTCGCGTACGCGTAGACGATCTCGATCATATTGCGACCACGCCAGACATTGGTCGTCAGCACATTGGTCACGGGCGTAAGGCTCGGATCGTTGTACATCGACGACTTGCCGAGCGTCTGGGCGGCGGCTTCGACGAATTTCTCGTCCCAGCCGTCGTTGACAGCCATAGAGCGGAGTTCGACTTCGGTGATGAATGTGCGACGGAAGATGACTCTGGCTCGCTGGAGATCGACGGTTTCCTGCGGGAAGGTGATCTCGTCGTACGGCTTCAAGGCCGTGACGCACGGGAGGTTCTTGAACACATAAGGCTCTTCGATCTCCGCGTGACCCTTTTCTCTAAGATCAACCACCATCTTTCTGCACTCGGCAAGGGTAGCCCCGTTCATCAGGGTCATCATCTGAGAAGCCAGAAACTCATCGTTGGAGCCGCTGGCGATCATCTCAGGAAGGTTGGCGAGTACGGAGTCAGGCTGTTCCTGCTTGTACATCTCTGAGATCGAAGTGATGTCTTCCATCGTCACCTTCTGGCGACGGATCGAAGTCTGCTGATCCCAAGTGATGTGGAAGACAGTCCAGCCGTAGGTAAGTGCGTACTGGGAAGCAAGGTATGCCTCCGAGTACATCTCTCTGCTGGCTCTGTTCTCAAGGATCCAACGCATCAGCGTGGACGAAGCCGAAGCCACGCCGCCGTCGTTGAAAGTGACGCCGCTGACCCTGAGCGTAGAACGCTGGAACGCGGTAATCATCAACGCCGCCAGATCGTTGATCGTGCGATCGACGAGCCTGACGCGGACATCGGAAGCACCCTCCCACGGCATCGCGGGGTTACCGTCCTGCCTGAGGTCGCTGTGCTTTTTGCCGTCGTCGGATTGACCGTGCCAACGGCAGTAGCGGATGTCGTCCAGTGCGGCAAGCCGCTCCAGCGACGATCCGTTGTAAAGGGAGTCGTTGTACTCCTTGAGGAGGTTGCCGATATCAGGCGTCTTTGACGCCGCCGCTGTCGCGTCCCGCGTCGGCGTGTTCCAGTTCTTTTGAGGTAGCATTGATGTGTTTTAGGATTTCGTCCCTGTGAAAGCGGTTTTGGCCTCCAAGGGTCTTGTAGGTGGAAAGTTTTCCTTCGCGGCGAAGCCTATCGAAGTATCGAGGGGACAGACCAGTCATTTCGGACGCGGCCTTTCTGGAGAGGAGGGGAGGGTAGTTCATTAGTATGAGAAAGGTCTGCTGGCCTGATAGGTCTTGTTGTCTTCAAATTCTGGATCCATCACCGCAAGGTATCTGAGGCAATCAATAGGATCTTTGCTCGCACCCTTCTGCCCGTCCTGACCAGTCCACTCCTTCAGGCAATAGATGAGGTTCTGGCAGTCTTCAGAAACAAACAGTTTGGGCTGGTTCTGAGAACTAATGGGCTGGCTCATATCGTACGACAGCCAGTTGTTGATCATTCCGACTCCCTCTTCGATCGCGATGCCAGCGGCTGGCGTCAGGAACATCGGGTAGTCTCCCTGCTGGAAAAGTTCGATGATGGAGGTGCCGCCGTCGCGACCAGCGGCCTGTGTGGATCCAGCACGGGGGTCAACATACCGCTCGGTGAGAGTCTCGTTGCCCTCTAGGTGACGCATCAGTTCCCTGTACTCGTCAAGCCCTCTGCCAGCGTTCGTGGTCTGGGCAGAGCCGACCTTGCCGTCTGGCTTCTCGGACGGGAGTGCCCATTCGCCGACGGAAGCGTCAGGCCATTCGCGGTAGATGTACCTATTGCCGTTCTCATCCACCCGCATCCAGAGCATAAACCAGTTTCTGGCCCCAGCAGGGTCGCAGGACATATAGTTCGATCCTGCGGCAGGGATCTTGTTCGCGGGGATGATGTTGGCGTCGCCGAATCGCGGGAACTGGGTGCCCTGAAGGGATTCTGCCCACCCGTACGCACGGATCTTGATCTCGTACGAGGAACGGCCCTTCAGGCCCTTAGCGAGGTGGTCAAACGGGTTATACGGGTTGAACTCAGAGAAGAACCAGATCGCGAATGCTCCACGCCTGATGCACTTGGAGATGTAAGGCATCTCGCCGCTCTTGCACCCGATCACCGTGTTCATCCCCTCCATCAATTTGGCTGGCTTAGACTCCTGAATGCGAGATCCAGCGATGTAGTCCTTTACCACTGGGGTATAGCCTGAGATCGGCGTAAAGGTTACGATCAACTTGCCCCGTCGGGTGATATTACGGAACCTGAGCGTCTCTACCCAGTCCAGCGGCACCAGTTCGTCGCACCAGATCAGGTCAGTTTCGCCGCCCTCGATCACCGTTCGATCTTGGGCATAATTCATAAAGAAACACTGCGAACCGTTCGGAAGGACAAACGAGTTCTCGGAAAAACCGTTCTTCTGCGTGTAGGCGATGTTGGTGACCTTGGTCTTCTTCGCTAGTTTCAACTCCGAAGGGAGGTACTTCCAGACGACGCTCTGTTGCATCTGGATCGAGGACTGATTGGTCGTGTGTAGGCACCATACGCGGGCGTTCGGCTTGTTGATCAGAGTATATACCACCCGCTTGGCGGCGTACTCGGTCTTTCCTGCTCGGTTGCCCCCTGAGATGAGCAACTCATCCCCTCCGTCGAGGAGACGGTCAGCATCACGCCAGTACCACGGCTCAAAGCCGTGGCGGTACGGGTCGGACTTCTCGGCCTCAATCTTATCTTCCCGAATCTGGAGGATCTCAAGGGTCTTGGCTTCGCCGACTTTATCGACGAGGGCTTTGATCTCCTCCTCACTGGGGGCGTGTAAGACTGGGTGCGGCGTCAGTTTCATCTATTCCCTCTCGCCCTGTACCGACGAGAGTAGTCACGGTGGTACTTGCGATTTGAGGGAAGAGACGGGGACGACGCCAGTGTTGTCCCCTTCCGACGAAGTTGGCCCTTAACAGCAGAAGCGTAGTACGAGGTACCTTTAGCGTACCTACGCGTAGCACCGCGACTGCTGTTGGACGCCTCCTTCACTTAATGTCGTCGGGCTTCTTGAACTCGTCAGACCACTTGGTCATATAGTTCTTGTACTTCTCGCTGGTGGCGTCAGCGGTGCTGAGAGCCTTGTCGATCTTGGATCGATTGTTGCGAGCGACAAAAACCATCGTGACGGCACCGACGAGAACGCCGATGAGGAACCAGATGATCGCGGTTAGCATCGCTTGCCGCCTTTCTTCATTTTCTTTTTAGCCATAGGTGTGGGAAGTGTCATAAAGATCCCGTTAGGATCAGGAAAGTCAAGTTGCTATGTTCGGCACGACAAAGCCGTTGGTCACGGGCGTGGTCTTCTTGGCCCTGCCCTTGGCCCTGAGGCCGACGACGACGCCCTCTGGATCGAGGAACCGCAGATCGTGGATGTCCCCGTCTATCACGCGGTAGCCATTCCAAGTCTTCGGGAGCGGCTCGCCCTTCTTGACCGCGAAGACCACGGTCACATTGAAGCCCTGCTGGAGGTGACGCTTGGACACCTCAAGGCGGTTCAGGCCCCCGTGGCTGTAGGTGATGTGGTAGTGCTTGTCGTCGTTCTGGAGGCAACGGTCAGGCCACTTACTGTAGTCGTAGAAACGGACAGGCTTCTTCCCGATCCTGTGCATCAGGTTGAACCAGCGGATGTATTTGCTGTGGTCGATGTCGGAAGTGCCGTTCAGCCGTATGGCTGGCACCAGCCCTAGGCGGTTCGCCTTGCGGATCAGGGCGTCGATCTCGTCGGTCGCCTGACGGTAGAACTCCTCAGGATCCGTACTCCAGAGGCGGGTGCGTCCGATGCGAGCCTCCTGCACCGCCGTCATCTGCCCTCTGCCACTGGTGTAAAGGCAGTCCTTCTTGCATTCACTTGTCGCATACTTGCACACATTGATCCCGTCGCCCGCCTGTTGCTCAGGAGCCAAGTAGATGATGCCAGCAAGGTAGCCCTCGGCTACGCCGTTCATCAATCGCTCCACGCTCGTCGTGATCAGGCCCATCAGAACTTCCCTCTGAATCGCGGGTTGCGGAGCGGAATCAGGAATCGGCTCATACCGCCTTCCGTGCGGACTTGCACCTTCATCCCCTTGACCCACTTGGATCCATCCTTTACCCGCATAAGCCGCTTCTCCCCGTTGAACAGGACTTCGGCGATTCTGGGATTGCGAGGGAAGATGCTTAACACGGAACACTCTGCCACCTCGGTCGCGTTAGCGACCGACAAATTTTTTTTCTCAGCCTCCACCTCTTGGATCGGGACTCCCCAGTGCTTGGCAAGCACCTCCATCCCCAGTTGAGTGATCCAGACGGCCTGTTTCGTGGCGGGCAGACTGGACTCCTCGCGGTACCAGTGGGTCTGGAAGATCAGCATCTGCTTCCTCAGGTCGCTCAGGGCCTTCCGCGTCAAACCCATAGCCTTTGCCAGTTCACTTTCACGCGTAGGGGTGGCTAAAAGCGGCTTTAGGGGGACTTCGTCAGACATATAAGCAGATTTTCTGTTTATCTTGTACCACCTCGTCCAGCCTTTTGTCATAATTTTCCGTCTGAGTGAATGCGATGCGTAATTCTATGACACAAAAATTCCGACCCCCTCCCCCCCTATGACACTTATGACACTCGGATCCGTATGACACAGGCTATGACACGGCTGGCCTATGACACATATGACAGGGGCCAGTATGACAGGCATATGACACAGGTGCCAGTAACCGCTATGACAAGGTATGACACAGTAACTGCTTTGCTGGCTGTGAGGCTCTAGGAGGGCCGATCAGGGCTGGGCAGGGCACTGAGCCGTGCTTGCTATGACAGTGGCCTTGTAGGGGCCTTGGCGGCGTTCTTTTAGGCCATTGCCACTGTGGTCTGGGGCATCCGAAGGATGGGTGACCGATCAGGGTACAGGCTGGGCTTGGCCTAGGGTGATCTGGCCTACGCGGGCGGGCGTCGATCCTAGGGGGCTGGCTTGCCCTGTGGGCTGGGGATACAGGCTGGGGAATGGGATGGGGGCGGCGTGGGGGCGATCGGGGCTTGGCGGGCGTCTGGGCTAGGCTGGATCGCGGGCACGAAAAAGGCCCACCTTGCGGCGGGCCGTTGATCGGGCTGGTGGGCGGGCTTAGGGCTTGCGGGTGAAGCCGAACCAGCGGGCGACGAGGGCGACGGCGAGGGCCTTGAGGCCAGTGGCGAACGCCGCACCGATGGCGGCGATCAGCCAGAAGGCGAGGACGAGGGCGATCAGGGTGTAGTCCATCGGCGTGGGCTTAGGCGTGGCGGGTTACGGCGACGACCTTGGCGACGCCGCCTTGGGCGGTGACCCACTGGTTCGTGATCGTGCGGGCGGTGGCGTGGCCCTGCTTCTCGGTCTGGCTCCAGCCGTGGACGAGGTAGGTGGGCTTGGCGGTGGCGTCGGCGGCGGTGGCGAGCAGGACGGCGATCTCGGCGTCGCGGGTGGCGATGCCTTCACGGGCCGACTTGATCCAGCCGAGGTAGTCGGCCTTGCTCCAGAGGGTGTTCTCGTAGTTGCCGCGTTCGTTGCGGATCTCGACGCGGGCGTCGCCAGCGGTGGCGAGACCAGCCTCGTACTTGGCGATGGCCCTGAGGCTCGACTCGTTCTCCTGACGCTTGTGCTGGGCGAACCAGAGCGAGTGCTTGACGGGATCGTACTCGACCACGATCGCGACCGCGTAAACGCGGGGCGACTTGCGGGTGTGGACGACGCCGTCAGGCGTGGTGATCGTGTGGAGGACGGGCTTGGACTTGGTGTTGCTCATTGGTGTGCTGGGTTGGGTGTGGGTGAAAAGTGGATGCTCAGGCGGCGAGGCGGGCGGTGAGCAGGGCGTGGCGATCGCGGAGGCGGCGAAGATCGCGTTCGGCCTTGGTGAAGCGGGTGCGAGCGGCCTTCGCGTGGCGACCGAAGTGCAGACGGAAACCGTCGTGCCACGAATCGCCCTGCTCAAGTTTCTCAAGCGTGTGGTACAGGTTGCTGACGCGGAGTTCGGCGGCGGCGATCTCGGAGACGAGGGCGGCGATCTGGCTGTTGAGGTCGGTGTTGATCATCGGTGCTGGGTGGGTGAATGACTGGACACTGGGGCCGTCTCAGGCTGGCGTCAAGCCCACAGTGGAACGAAAGTTCTAGGGGCGCAAACTGCGTGGCCTCGGCTGATCTACTGGGGCAACAAAAAGGCCCGCCTTGCGGCGAGCCGTGTCCTGACCCTCTGGCTGGCCCTCAGGCGGCTTCAGCGGCCTTGCGAGCGGCCTTGTCGGCCTTGGTCAGGGTAGGGCGGCTGTGGAAGTAGAAAGCGGCGTCACGGTCGCTCTGCTCCACGGTGGCGACGAACTCGACCTCGCGACCAGCGGTGATGCCCTCGTAGGCGATGCCGCCGTCCACCTTGATCCAGCCGAAGTCGGCGGGCAGGGTGCCGAAGGTCTTGCGACCGTCCGCGAGACGGATCAGGTACTTGGTCACGGTGCCGTAGTCGTTGCTGTAGTGCTTGGACGACAGGACGGTGCCCTTGATCGTGATGCGACCAGTGAGCGGGGCCAGATCGGCGACGCTGGCGGCGACGACCTTGGAGTCGCGGACGCGGGCGAGGTTGGCCTTGGCGAACTCGCGGCTCTTGTCGAGGCCGCTGAGGATCACGGCCCGCTGTTTCTCGCTGGCGGCGTAGTCGCGGTGACGCAGGGAGGCGGCGATGTCGGCGAGCAGACGGACGCCACGGCGAACGGCCTGAGCCACGGCGTCGCGTTCGTCGGCAGGGGCGTCGGCGGTGAGGCCGAGGGCCAACTGCTCGCGGACGATCGCGGCGTCTTCAAACTTGCCGTCACGGTTCGCGGCGTCGATCGCGTCAGCGAGTTCGGCGTCGGTCTCAGCCAACTGGGCGAGGGCGGCGTCACGCTTCTGCTCGGTGCGGATCGCGGCGGCTCGCTCCTTGAGGCGATCGAACTTGTACTGATCGAGCGTCAGGCCGAGGCGGTGGTCGGCACAGATGTGACCGACCGCGATGTGCTTGTCGCTGGGCTTGTGGTACGCGACCGCGAAGTACTTCGCACGGCCCTGACCGCAGTGCTGGCACTGCGTGGGAGCGTTGCGAACGCCGAAGTACTTCTCGTACTGATCGCGGATGGCCTTCTCGT